GGTACAGGCGATGCAACTGTTGCCGCATACTTGATTTCAAGTCTTGCTGAAGTACGTAAAGACTGCTTGGTGTTCTTGTCACCAACTAAAGCTTCTGTTGTAGATAACGCTGGTTCAGAATTAACTTCAGTAATTGCTTACCGTGATGCATTGACTTCATCTTCATATGCAGTTATTGACTCTGGTTACAAATATCAATTCGACAAATACAATGACGTATACCGTTGGGTTCCATTGAATGGTGACATTGCAGGTATCTGTGCTCGTACAGACCTAGAGCGTGACCCATGGTTTTCTCCAGGCGGTGTTAACCGTGGTATCGTTAAGAACGTTATCAAAATGGCATGGAATCCAACTAAGGCCGAACGTGATAGTTTGTACGTTAAAGGTGTTAACCCAGTTGTTACATTCCCAGGCGAAGGTACTATTCTGTTTGGTGACAAGACTATGTTGGCTCGTCCATCAGTATTTGACCGAATCAATGTTCGCCGTTTGTTCATTGTGCTTGAAAAGTCTATTGCTCGTGCAGCTCGTTCTTCAATGTTCGAATTCAACGACCAATTCACAAGAGCACAGTTTGTAAACTTGGTTGAACCATACCTCCGTGATATTCAGGGTCGCCGTGGTATTACTGACTTCCGTGTTGTATGTGATGATACAAACAATACAGCTAACGTGATTGATTCAAACCAATTCGTAGGCGATATCTATATTAAACCTGCTCGTTCAATTAACTTTATTCAACTTAACTTTGTTGCAGTTCGCACAGGTGTTACATTTGAAGAAGTTGTTGGCCGCTTCTAATAAATAGAGAAACAGGAGAATAATAAATGGCTTTTAATGTAAACGAATTCCGCTCACAGTTAGTCGGAGACGGTGCCCGTCCAAACTTGTTTGAAGTTTCTTTGCCGTTCCCTGCGTTCTCTGTTCCAGGAAACGCACAAGCAAAAACAACTTTCATGTGCAAATCAGCACAATTGCCTGGCTCAACGCTAGGCGTTGTGCCTGTACAATACTTTGGTAGAGAGTTGAAGTTTGTAGGTAACAGAACATTCGCAGATTGGACAATTACAATTATCAATGATGAAGATTTCGTCATTCGTAATGCTTTCGAACGCTGGATGGCTGGTATCAATTCACATGGTACCAATGTCCGTAACCCAGCTGCTTTGACACCAGGCGGTTATACTGTAGATAGTACAGTTACACAGTATGGTAAAAAAGGCGATGCTTTGAAGAAGTATAAGTTTATCGGCTTGTTCCCTTCAGACATTACTCCAATCGATGTTGATTGGGGTTCTAATGATACGATTGAGGAGTTTTCCGTGACTCTTTCCTACCAATGGTGGGAGTCAGTATCAGACAACGTGATTTAATGAGAGGGACTTCGGTCCTTCTCCATTTCTTTAGAATGGATATAAGATGGCGATAAAATTATTCGGGTTTACACTCGGAGACAAAGACATTGTTCAGGAACAAAAACCTGAACAGGCTTCCTTTACGCTTCCAACAAGTGCAATGGATGATGGTGCAGTCACCATTACCCAAAATGCTTACTATGGAACATACGTAGATTTAGAAGGTGCAGTTCGTAATGAACTGGAACTAATTACCCGCTATCGTGAGATGGCAAACCATCCTGAGTTAGAAATGGCCATTGACGATATTGTCAATGAAGCTATCACTCACGATGTTACTGGTCGTACTGTTGATATTGTTTTAGATAAACTAAAGCAACCAGAATCAATTAAGAAAAAGATTATTGAAGAATTCAATACTGTTCTTAAATTATTAAACTTCAATAACCTATCCGATGACTTATTCAAACGTTGGTACATTGATGGTAGAATTTATTACCATGTTGTGGTCGATGAGAGTCAGCCTAAACAAGGTATCCAAGAATTAAGATATATTGACCCACGTAAGATTCGTAAGGTACGTGAGATTAAAAAAGATAGAGACCCTAAAACAGGTACTCAAATTATTAAGTCTATTGCCGAATACTATGTCTATAATGACAAGGGTACTACGACACAACAATATAGCGCACAAGTATCTCAAGGTATTCGTATTGCACCTGAGTCCATTTTGAATGTGACTTCTGGTTTGATGGATGCTAAGAATACATTTGTGATTTCTTATTTGCATAAGGCTATTAAGCCTTTGAATCAATTGCGTATGATTGAAGATGCGGTTGTTATTTACCGTATTTCAAGAGCACCTGAACGCCGCATTTTCTACATTGACGTTGGTAACTTACCAAAAGGTAAGGCTGAACAATACTTGCGTGATGTTATGGTTAAGTATCGTAACAAGATGGTGTATGATGCTCAGACTGGTGAGTTGCGTGATGACCGTAAACACATGTCTATGCTTGAAGACTTCTGGTTGCCTCGCCGTGAAGGTGGTAAAGGTACAGAGATTACTACACTACCTGCTGGCCAAAACCTTGGTGAGTTGGAAGATGTTAAGTATTTCAGACAGAAACTTCTTCAATCATTGAATGTGCCTATCAGTCGTTTAGAACCACAACAAGGTGGTATGATTGGTGTTGGTCGTACAACAGAAGTTACCCGTGATGAGGTTAAGTTCACTAAGTTTATTATCCGTCTTCGTAATAAATTCTCTCAAATCTTTGATTATGCTTTACGAACACAGTTGGTACTGAAAGGTATCTGTACTGCTGACGAATGGGATGAATTCAGAGAAGTAATCTATTATGATTATAAGAAAGATAATAATTTTACCGAAATGCGTGATGCAGAGTTGTTACAAACTAGAGTACAACTGTTGCAAGTGGTTGACCCATATATTGGTCGTTATTACTCCGCTGATTGGGTTAGAAGAAACATTCTTCAAATGTCTGAAGAAGTCATTGATGAAATGGACAAACAGATTGCTCAGGAAGAAAAAGATGGCACTGGCGGACCGACAATGCCTATTCCTGGTCAAGAACCACAGGCCACTAATGAAGAATATCCTCCAGAGGATAATACAATTGATGATAACTCTGCCGAATCTAAGACACCAACTTTAGATGCTGAGGTAGATAAATTTTCATCGAGACTAAATAGAAAATAATGGAGATTAAAATGGAAGTTCAAGATTTTATTAATAGTGTTGCCACTGGCAATGCAGCTGAAGCAAAAGACACTTTGAATGATTTGTTATCAGCACGAGCCTTTGATGCTTTGGCAGTAAAGAAAATTGAAATTGCTCAATCATTATTCAATGATAAGCAAGTAGAAACACCAGAAACAGCCGAAGAAGAATGAAATCGTTAAACGAATTTAAGTCTATTGTTGAAGAAGAAAAGTCGGACTATTCTAAGTTCGATGTTTTGGTTCGTGCTGGTCTGGCCAATAAGGCACAGATGCAACGAATTCATGCCGTGTTGGATAAAATGAAAGAAGAAAGACCTACTTTCAATAATGCCGACCGCATGATTGTTCAAAACCTTTTCAATAAAATGGTAGACTTAATTTCGAATAACAAACAGATTAACCAACAAGCTCGCCGTTCAATTAAAGAAGTTACTGACGTAATTGACACGGCAGACTTTAAGGTTAGTCCAAGTGGTCGTAAAGTAAAAGCACACAAGGTTGAATTTGATACTCAAGTTAAAGAGTCTATCCAACTTGAAGGTGTTGATACACCACATGACCCTCCTGCTGTTCTTGTACTAAAGCGCAAATCAATTCGCATGTATCCAGACAATACTAGAATTGCCCTTTATTACAATAACACATTAGACAAATATTTTTCGGTACCTTACGGACCAAAAATAGATGCACCAATTCAATCTGAAGAAACGCAAATACAAGAATCTGTCATGGACACTTTACATAGAATTGTAAAGTCTAAACAACATGAACCAGTTCAGTTTGCAGATGGCACTAAAATGAAAGTTGACCATTATACAGCTTCTGCTCTTACCAAAGTACATGGTGCTTTGAATGATAACAACAAAAAGAAGTTTGCTGATATGGTAAACAAGTCTAAAGAACATTTAGGCCGTGCTTCTGATTTCGCATTTAGGCATATGAAATGACCTTTGTGGAATCTATTATACATAGAAAGTTGGACGAAGCAAGAGAAATGATTCATGCTCGTCTAGATGAAATTGTAACACAGCGCCTTGAAGAAGCAAAGCGTTATGTTGCGGCAGATATGTTTGAAGATGTTCAATTAGATGAAGCAAGTCCCAATGTTATTAAGATGGGACGTATTCAAAAGATTCGCCGAAGAATTAGAAGAAATGCCAAAGGTCGTATTATTGTTCAAAGGAATGTTAAACGTTCTGGCATTAAAGGTTATAGAATATCGGGCAATTCAGTTAAACGTATATCTGCTACATCACGGATTCATAAAGCAAGAATGTTAAAGCGTTCTTGGAAGACTACACGTAAAGCTAAGTTGCGCCGTTCATTATTAAAAAGAAAAATGTCAATGCGTAGACGCTCATCCATGGGAATAAAATAAAATGGCACTAGAAGTTACAAACTCACTTAGAGGTCCATCTGTTATCAGATGCGTTGAACCTGGAACTTACACTATCAATCTTTCTGATTTGAGAAAGAATACAGCTATCGAAACAGTAACAACTGCCGATATTAAGCGTGTAACATGGTCAACAAACGGCAGTATTACTATTGTTCGTAATATTACTCCAGTCTTGTCATTACAAGGTTCTGGTGAAATGAGATTTGATGAATTTGGCCACTCAATTGCAAATAACAATACATCCAATGTTGTTGTTACGATTGCAACTGGTGGTACTTTGGTTATGGAATTAAGTAAACAAGCTACATTCTCTGTAGATGTTAATACTGGAGTATAAACCAATGAAATTAATTACCGAAACAATTGAAAGTGTTAAGTACCTATCAGAAGCTTCTGAGAATGGTAAAAAACACTTGTACATTGAGGGTACATTTTTAGTTGGCGATAAAGTAAATCGTAACAATAGAATGTACAAAATGAACACACTACGTGAAGAAGTGAAAAGATATAATGAAGAATATATTAAAACAAACCGTGCTTTAGGTGAATTAGGCCACCCTGACACTCCTTCTATTAACTTAGAACGTGTGTCACATAAGATTGTGTCCTTAGATGAAGATGGCAACACCTTCTATGGTAAAGCATTGATTTTGGAAACTCCTTACGGTCAAATCGTAAAGAATTTTATTGAGAACAATATTCAAGTTGGAGTGTCATCGAGAGCTATGGGTTCTGTTGTGCAAACAAGAGAAGGATACAACCTAGTTCAAGACGACCTTAAACTTGCCACGGCAGCTGACATTGTTGCCGACCCATCAGCCCCTGGCGCTTTCGTCAATGGTATTATGGAGAATAAAGAATGGATGTTTGTTGAAGGCCGTTTCGTAGAAATGGACTTTGATGATGCTAAAAAACAAATAAGAGCGGCTTCTTCCAAACAAATAGAGGAAGTTGCGCTAAAATTATTTGAAAATTACTTACGAAAACTTTAATTTTATAAATAAGAAATCAAAAGGAGATTCCTAATGGCAAACAGTAAACTAATGGAAGCCGCAGCCGATATTCTTGCAGGAAGCAAGAAGACAGCCTCAAGCATGCCAGCCCAAAAACTGCCTGGTGAGGTTCAAGACCTCGGTGGCCCAACTAATACAGATGCTCATCCAATGGGTGACTCTGAGAAGATTGATGCTACCAAAGGTGCTAAGAGCGCTACACCACCAGCTACAAAACCATCAGCAGCTTCTGCTAAAATGGAAGAAACAGAACTTGAAAATTATTCTTTAGAAGAATTGGAAGAGTTTATGGTTTCTGAAGAATTCGAACAACTTGATGAATTATCAAAATCAACTCTTGGTTCTTATGTAAATAAAGCCAGTAAAGATGCAGCTAAAAGTTCTAGTGCTTCAACAAATTGGGCTCGTACAAGCGACAAAGCAAAAAATCCCCGTGTAAAAGCTGCTGCGGCTCAATATTCCGATGAAGAAGAATCGAGAGAAAAAAAACGTCTAACTGGTATTGGTAAAGCAGTTAAAAAATTAACTGGAATGAAAGAAGATGTTAACGCTATCTTTGCTGACGATTCTACCATCTCAGAAGAATTCAAATCTAAAGCCGCAACAATTTTTGAAGCTCGTGTCTTTGACCGTGTATCTCAAATTGAAGAAGAAACAGAAGAACGATATGCCGGCATGCTTGAAGAAGCAGTTGAGACTATCAAGGCCGACTTGACAGAGAAGGTTGATGATTACCTTTCTTATGTCGTTGAGCAATGGATGGCAGACAATGAAATTGCAGTTGAATCCGGTCTTCGTGCCGAATTGACTGAAGACTTCATTGGCGGCTTAAAGAATTTGTTCACAGAACATTACATTGATGTTCCTGCTGACAAAGTGGACCTAGTTGAAGAACTTTCTACTAAAGTGGAAGAACTAGAGTCTAAACTTAATGAAGAAATTGAAACAGGTATTCAATTGAAGAAGTCACTTATTGAATCCCATAAAGCAGAAATTGCACATGAAGTCTGTGATGGACTTACAGCTACTCAAGCTGAAAAAGTAAAAGCACTTGCAGAGAGTGTTGATTTTTCTACAGAGGAAGAATACAAAGAAAAGCTTGAGACAATCCGTGAGAACTATTTCCCATCTGGCACTAAAAAGGCTGATGTGAGAGACCTACATGAGCAAGTAGAAGATGGTAGCGAGAAACAAGTAACCGCTGCTGATCCATACGTTGCTTCTGTCATGCAAGCAATTTCGAAAACTAAAATTTAATTAAACAAATCCACAAGGAGAATTATATGTATTTGTCAGAAAGTCTACAAAAGAAATGGGAAGGCGTACTGGAGCACCCAGACCTCCCAGCAATTAAAGACCCATACCGTAAGGCCGTTACTGCTGTCGTGCTTGAGAACCAAGCCGTTGAAATGCAGAAGTCTGCTGGTATGTTGTATGAAACAGCCCCAACGAACTCTATGGGTTCTACAGTTGGTGGTTTCCAAGGCGGTTCTGCTGCTGCAGGTCCTGTTGCCGGTTTCGATCCAATCTTAATCAGTTTGGTTCGCCGTTCATTACCTAACCTAATTGCTTATGATATCTGCGGCGTTCAGCCAATGACTGGACCTACAGGTCTTATCTTTGCAATGCGTACTAAGTATTCTGGTCAATCCGGTACTGAAGCCTTCTTCAACGAAGCTAACACTGGTTTCTCTGGTTTGGGTACCTCTGGTAACCAAGCATTTGCAGAAGGCACATTGCCAACAGAAATCTTCACAGGTAATGCCGCTGCTGTTGGTGCTATGTCAACAGCTCGTGCTGAAGCCTTGGGTGATGGCGCAGCTGCTAACGCATTCCAAGAAATGGCATTCTCTATTGAGAAAGTTACTGTTACTGCAAAGACTCGTGCTTTGAAGGCAGAATACTCAATGGAACTTGCACAAGACTTGAAAGCAGTCCACGGTTTGGACGCAGAAACAGAATTGGCAAACATTTTGTCTTCTGAAATTCTTGCTGAAATTAACCGTGAAGTGGTTCGTACAGTTTATGCATCTGCTAAAATCGGTGCACAAGTTGGTACAACCACTGCTGGTGTGTTCAACCTTGACACAGACTCTAATGGTCGTTGGATGGTTGAAAAAGTTAAAGGTTTGGCATTCCAAATCGAACGTGAAGCTAACACTATTGCCAAGACTACTCGTAGAGGCAAAGGTAACATCATGATTTGTTCATCTGATGTTGCTTCCGCTTTGGCAATGGCTGGTATCCTTGATTATCAATCTGCTCTCAGCTCACAAGTTAGCTTGACAGTTGATGACACAGGTAACACATTCGCTGGTACCATCTTCGGTCGTATCAAGGTTTATATTGACCCATACTTCCCAGCTAACTTCTCTAGCGAATTCGCTGTTGTTGGTTACAAAGGTACTAATGCCTATGACGCTGGTTTGTTCTACTGCCCATACGTTCCATTGCAAATGGTTCGTGCTGTTGACACTGGTACATTCCAACCTAAGATTGGTTTCAAAACTCGCTACGG